CACCCATGCAGCCGGTGTACGAGATCACAGAAGCCGATAAGAAGCGGCAAGAGGCGATTGCTAATGCATGGAAAGCCTACAATGGCGAACTGGACAAGCCACTCAAGAAGATGCCCGATCAACCGGATGATAACGTGCTTAGCAATCGCTGCCAGCCGATTGTTGATGCCGGGGTGAACTTCCTGTTCGGTAAAGAGGTGGAGCTAGCCATAGAAGAGCACGCACCGCAAGAAGCACAAGACCTCTTAGAGAAGACCTGGGGCCGCAAAGAACGCCGCTTGCCGCTCTTGCAGGACTTAGCGATGAATGGCGCAATGGCGGGCTCTGCGTTCCTGCGCATTGTGCCAGGGCCAAATATGACCTTTCGCCTAGTGGTGGTAGACCCGGCCATTGTGGTCGGTGTCAAAACTGCGCCGCAAGATATTGAGACGGTCTTGCTTTACTGCATCGAATATTGCACTGACGAGAAGATCAACGGCAAGCCATCGCGTGTGTACTACAGGGAAGAGATCACGCGCATTGACCCGGATGCAGATGACACACAACTCTACGAGGACATCAACGCTGGCATTGATGAAGACGTGACCTGGCAGATACAGCACTGGACGCAGATTGTCCCTGGCATGATGCAGCCGAAGCCGGGCAATTGGACACCCGCAGGTGATCCGCTCACGTGGCCGTATCCCTTTGCGCCTCTCTTCTCATGCAAGAACTTGCCTATGCCCAACAGCTTCTGGGGCAAGGCTGATATCACGCCCGATCTGATTGGTGTCAATGGGGCGCTCAATCTTCTCTTATCTAGCATCAACCGTGTCGAGAAGATATATGGCATGCCGCTCATCTTTGCGCCGGGTACTGGCGAGCAGGTGCTCACCATCGAACCGGGCAAGATCATTCAGTTACCGCTCTTTGAGAACAAGCTGGAGTCTGTACACATTCACACCGATGTCAATAATGCGCTCACCTTTGCTGCTGACCTGCGTAGCGATATGGATGAGCAAAGCCACGTGCCGGGGGTAGCGACAGGGCGTATGCGTGACCTGCCACGCGGCCAACTCTCAGGCATTGCGCTGGAACTCTTGTTCATGCCGCTTCTGAAGAAGACGGACAAGAAACGCTGTTTGTATGGCGAACTCATCATCGAGGTGAGTAAGGCGCTCTTTGTCCTTGCCAGACTTTCAGGGGATATTGACATGGAGATATCCTGGCAATCACCCATGCCATCCATTGATTTACAGTCAGTGCAGGCGCTCATTGCCAAGATGCAGATCGGTATCAGCAAAACCACCATTCAGCGTGAAGCCGGGTATGACCCGGAGGAAGAGTTGAAGTTGTCGCAGGCTGAGAACGAGCAGGCAGCCGCAGACTTCGCCGCGCAGCAGTTGCCCATGCCAGCGCCGCAGTCAGGGCAAGCGCAACCGGGACAGCAACCACAAGCCAGTCCATTTATCGGGAGACAACAATGATGAAGCTAGTACGGGTCATGCTGACGCAACACGATGACGGTGAAGTGACCGCCATGCTGCAAGAATGTGAAGGGGTAAACATTCCCGGCCTCTTGCCTATCTGGAAAGATGTACGACCACTAAAAGCCAGACGCGCTGTCGATGGCAGCGTGACGATAGAGCATTCAGTGCTAGCAGAAGCAATCGAAAGGAGCAAAGAACATGAGTAGCGCTCATCCAGGTTTCGCCAAGGTCGCCGCCAGCGTAGCGCGTCGTGGCAACTACTCGCCACAAGCGGCAGCGCGCATCGTCGCAGCCGCCTCACGCAACGCTTCAGCCGCCGCCAAACGCCGCAATCCGCGCTTGAAGCGGGTCGCAGGCAAGAAGAAATAATCATGCTATGAATATTCATTGATTAACTACTAAAAAGGTGCTACAATCATGACAGATACATCCTCATCCGAAGGCAGCGCGACGCTGGCCGACGGAAAGCCCGTGACGGGCACACCTTCAGGAGGCGCGACGCCACCGAAGAATGTCGCGGCAACGCTTGAGGAAGCGCTTGCACGCATCGCTGAGCTTGAACACGCCACAAAAAATGCCACTGAAGAGCGCGATAGGCATCGCAAGAAGCTCACCGCTTATGAAGAGGCCGAGAAGAAGGCGCAAGAAGCTCAACTTTCCGAAGTCGAACGTACCAAGAAGCAGCATGCCGATCTTCAATCCAAGTATGAGAGCGATACAGCCGCGCTTATCAGTCAAATCGTGAACCTGCGCGTCAAGGAAATCGCCGCCAAACTTGGCATTATCGACCCTGATGCAGCCGTACGCCTCATCGATGACGAATTTGAAGTCGATGATGAGGGCAATGTCACGAATGCAGAGGAATTGCTTAAGGCGTTGCTCAAGAACAAGCCGTACCTTGCCGGGACACCAGCGCCCACGCCTGCCAGCCCGCAAGCGCGGCAAGCACCAGCAACGCCTGCGATGAATCCGGGTCGCTCAACAATAGCCGCGCCGGGACAACGCACACCGGGAAGCATCCCAACGTGGGAAGATGTCTTTAAGCGGCCCGGTCGATAACACACAACTGAACATTTGAACCTCTTTTGTAGCCATGCCCTGTCGGGAGACACAGCATGGATGGGAGGATAGATATGCCACAGGGGATTATCTCCTCTAATAGCTATACCCTGGCGGATTATGCCCTCAACTCCAATCAGCCAGCCGTGCAGCGTGTTGCAATGAGTCTGATTGACTACGGCAATATCGCGCAAGATATTTCCTTCGTCAATCGGAAAACACTGATCAAGAATGGTAGGCGCTTCGAGGGCAACCTGCCAGCCGTGAACTGGTCTCCTCTCAACTCTGAAGGCGTGAGCGTCAAAGGCACACCGACCGCCTACGCAGAGCAATCGTACTTCATCCGTGAGTACATCGATGTTGATAAGTTCATCGTCGAGGACGAGAACGAGATTGAAGACCCACGCGCACAACAAGCGCGTATTGTCCTCAAGTCCATCACCTACGATTTCAACAACAAGTTCTTCAAGAATGATCACATCACCGGTGATGTGAACTCCTTCATCGGCATCCGCGCGCGTATCGATGACGCCGTATCAGGCGGGCAGAACCGCTTCGGGGTGAGACCTGAAAACAAGATTGACGGCGGTGGTGCTGCCATAGACATCTCGCAGGCTGGCCTTACTGCGAAGACCGGCGGCGCCTTCCTGGAAATGCTTGACCTCCTCTTGTGGTCGGTTGATTCCCCCGAAGGCGAAAGCGTTGTCCTCTACATGAACGACTACCTGCGCAGACGCCTGCATTTCGTCCTGCGCTTCATGGGCACCTCCGGCGGTCTCGATCAGACCCGCGACCAATTCAACCGCGTGATCTACCAGTACAAAGGCGCTATGATACGCGACCCCGGTGTGAAAGCCGATCAAACCACACGCATCCTTGCAGGCAATGCCATTGCCGCAGGTGCAGGCTCCGTTGGTGAGACAGCCGCAGGCGTTGACTCTACCGGCGCTTCTGCCAACTTCGCCAGCATCTACGCGGTGAACTACTCAGAAGATCATTTCCAGGGCTGGCAGTTCGAGCCGATCAATGTACAGGATATGGGCCTCATCTATAATGCCGCGATCTACCGCACGCTCATTGACTGGATGATTGGCTTCTGGAATGACAGTACGCGCTCGCTTGGGCGCCTCTATGACATCAAGATCGGTTAAACGCCGGGAAGGAAGAATATCATGCCAAAGAAAAAGACGGCCATGACCCTTGATGATGTGAATGATCTGCGTCCCCTGGTGGCAGACCTCGGCCTGTGGAATGCGCCTCTTGGTCGCGTGCTTGATGCATTGCTGACTCACGTGGCTGAGGCGCACGGCCTTGATCTGTCTCCACCGCAAGCGCCTGCTGCTCCCGAAGAAGCTGCACCAGCAGAAGCCCCGGTAGCTGAGGAAGGACAACCCGATGCCCACTGATCTGCTTACTCAATTACAGGCCAGCGTCACGAAAACCGCAACGTTCAACGGCGCGGCCATGATCTTGCCCGGTGGCACACCGCGCTATGGACTGAAGGCGCGTGTCATCTACTCCGCAGCCACCAACGCATCGGGTTCCAACTCGGTGACGTTTCAGGTGGACGTGTGTTACGACGGCGTACCGACATTGTGGACACCCACATCTTTGGCCGTGGTCATCAACCTGTCTACCACGGCACAGAGCGGCGAGATTTACCTGCCCTTCGATATCTCGCCTCAAACGGTTGCTGCTGGTACACAAATCCGCCTGACGGCGACCTTTGCCGGTGCCGGTTCAACACCAACGATCACATACGTGAGTGATCTGGTGCTCAACCGCCCGTAGTGGCTGAGAAAGGAGGCACGCGGTGGCAGTACGCAGCACCATGGCATCGCTGATATCGCGTGTCAGACTGCTCATCAATGACCCGGCAGGCGGTAGTCAGATTTTTGCTGACCAGGACATCCAGAATGTGATGGATGAGAGCAGGCTTGACCTGATGAATGAGCCATTGGGACATGACCCAACCTATGTCAGTGGCTCCATCCAATACCTCTTCTATAAGCACGATCTGAAAAATTGGGAAGATGGCATGGTGCTGAAGCAATATCTGACAACGATAGTGACGCCAAGCGCTATTGATCCTATTAATGCACTCTGGACGTTTGCAGCCTCGACATTCCCGCCGGTCTACGTCACGGGCTCTGTGCATGATATCTGGCGCTCTGCTGCTGACCTCTGCGAGCGCAGGGCAGCGCTTTCTGTACTCAGTTATGACTTTTCCAGCGATGGACAGTCCTTCAAGCGCTCACAGATGGCAGCGGGATGGCTCACGCTAGCGAAAACCTATCGCATGAAGCAGCGTGCAGGCTCGATCAGCATGGTGCGCTCAGATATTACCGATCAGGCGGGACAATCGGATAACTTACTTGGACCGCGTGAAATAGATCGCATGGCTTCGGGGTGATAAGAGATGCTCAGTGCAGCAGATATCGCCAGTATGACCGCAACCGTGTCCGCCTCGCTTGATGTGACGCTGCCGCAGTATCGCAACACGCCGGGGGAGGACTCAAGCGGACACCCGACAGAGAACTATGCCTTCTTTGCCAATGTCGCGCTCAACATCATCAGACCGTCA